TTGTGTTTCCTCGAAAATTTACTTGCGGAATGGTTACCCGCAGATGATGGATCGGGTTGTCCCGACCGCATGGATTGATTATAGCACATGAAGCAGAAGCGCGTCAAGAAGTTTGGTGCGAGTAATTGAGGCACCTCCCTCATTTGCTACAGATGTAATTTAGCATGGCAGGGTGCCAAAAACAAGCCCCCTTGTGCCAGTTTTTGATAGGGATTACCGATCAATCAGTTAAGGTAAATTAATGTGCCAGTGATACGAACGTTTCCTGCGGATGTGATCGAGACATCTCCACTACCAACAATGTCCACAGCAGCAGCATCAACATTGAGATTTGCAGTAGTAACAGAAAAATCTGCACCAATTGCAACTACATCACTAGTTGCAACTAAGTCCATTTCTCCAGAACTATAAATTCCTGCGGCAGTTGTTCCTGCTAAAGCAGCATTAGTTGTTGATCCAGCATAATATCCAAAGGTTCTACTCTTAATTAATGTTCCAGCACCACCAACACTAGATTGATGTAAGCATCCACCAACAATCTGCTGATAATCTTGTGCAATGTTCCACTGAACAGATCCTGGTGAGTTCCAAACGGTATTGGAACGAGGGTCAAATTTTTCTGATACCTCAACACCAGCACCAGAAGTTTTCTTCTCACCAGTGACTGTATCTTTCTTATTGATCTGAGCAGTATTGATAGCAGTTGCTGACATCTCAATGTCACCTTCTGATTGTATCTTAATAGACTGACCTTCGAGAACTAGTTCTGAAGATGCGCTAATTAAAATCTTTGTTGCATTAATATATCTTGTTCCACCTTTTGTCGTTTCGACATAATCACCATAAGCGAGAATATTTACTGCTTGCTTCTCTTCATCAGATCCATAGTTATATTGAATATCTGCTCTCTCATGATGCTTTTCTTGCAATCCCCATGTCTTAATGCAGAGTTTTCCACTTCCAGCACCTTTTTCAGTATTTCTCTTTCCAGTCATGATCTTTAAAGATCCATCACTAGTCAGTGAAATAGCATTCTCATCTGGACCATCTATTCTAAGAGCACCAGTAAGACCATCTGGCAACTTCCTCTCATAAATCTCTGACTTGGTTAAGTATCCCTTATACCAAGTCTGAAATTTGGGTTGTTCTTCAGTCTCCTGAGTTTCATCAGGAGTTGTTGGTTTAGCAATTTCAGTAGGATAAGTTTTAGCAGGGGCAGTTTTTTTCTGCCCATATGCTCTCTTCTCGGTTGCTGCGTGTAAGTCTGTATGTGCCATTATGGACAATCAATGTATTGACCAGTGCCAATCTTAGTAGCACCGATAGTGGATAGTGCTTCAGTCTCTAGACATGCTAGAGAAGGCAATAGTTTAGCACCATAACCATTACCACCAATAATATCTATGGCAGGAAACTTATCAAATGTTCTAGTTCTATCAAGGATACGAGCTCCAATGACAAATCCATCATCGTTAATAACTGCTTCTGCAACACCAAGTTCACCATTGACATACATCTTAGGAACTTCAGTATAACCAATGCCAGGTCTTAAGATGGTGAAACTATCAATGATACAACGAACTCCTCTATCAGATGCTAAGTTCTTCTTATATCCATATCCATTTCTCTTGATACGAATTTCCGTCAAGAAACCATTTTCATCTAATAATGCTGTTGCTGCAGCACCAACTCCATTGCCTCCAATAAAGACATATGGTGGTTCTGCCCAAGGATCTCCTGGGTTGTCAATGGGAATTTCGATAATTCCACCATTGTTATCAGTAATGATCTTAGTAGGATCAACTGTTGGTAATTCAAAGTCTAAGAAGACTGTTTCGGTATCATCACCAACACCTTCATCAAAGTCTTCGATGTCTTGATCATCTGCAGCAGTAATTACAACATCAACAAATACACCTTTGCCATTTAGCGTGAAGCGTAGCGTCTCAGCATCTTCAACAACATCATCATCCGCAATACCAACTGTTACTTTAGATGTGTTATTATTAATTACGCATGAACCATTCAATGAACCACCAACAACATCACCTGGAGTAATGTCTTTTCCGTTCATTGTGTAGTAAACAATTGTTCCATTCTCTACATTGGTTGTAGTGACTGTGTAGATAATAAACTCACCCTCTGGACATGAGGTTCTGTTTGCTGTAAGAGCATATGTTGGTGTGGTAGTGTCACCACCATCTCCAGTCTGACTTCCTGGATTTTCTGGTAACAGGTCTCCTGCTGTAGGAGCATCAATTGGTTTATATGGATTTGTTAGTGGTGGTGTGCTAGGATCTCCTGGTTCCTTCAAATTTTGTTCAGTAATTGTGCATTTGCCAATATTCTTCTTGAAGAAAGTTCCAATTTTACTTCCATTCGTTGGGGAATTTTTCTTCAATGAAATGTAGAAGAACTCATCTGGTTCATCCTCTGTATTGTATAAAGTCTGAACCGTAATTGCCTTAGAAGTTTCATTAGGAGCAAATCCAAGAATGCCATCAACTGCAATATAATCTTCTCCCTCTGTTGCTGTTCCCAACTTCAGGGTCTTATACTTAACTGAAGATGAAGAATCTAGATATCCAGATCTAGTTACAGTAAATGTAGCAACGTTGCCTTCTACAACTTCAATATCCTCGATGTTATATGTAATTTTTGGTTTCTTAGTTGTTGGTAATCCTCCTGTTGTTCCAGATCCATCTGAAGGAACACCACCAGTAAATCCAACTGTAGTTGTTGATAGAGGACTACCAGTATATGCCTCGTCACAAACATACTGTGTATAGTCTGCTGGAGTATCTCCAAATAGATTATCAATATCTGATAGGAGATTATCTAAGAAATCCTTATCATCTTGATCTTCCTTCTTCTCACCATTGGTGCAAGTCTCTTTCCACTTAGAACATGTGGTATCAGGACCAGAACAAGAAATACCAAGTAATTCTAGAACATAGTTGACAGCACCCCCAATAATGTCTAGAGGTAAAGCAACTGCTCCAAGAATATCTTGTAAAGGACCAAGAATGCTATCAAGCAAGTCATTAATAAGTTCGTTAATCTTCGAAATAATACCATTAACCAACTCATCAACATGACAAATGACTGATCTATAAATTTCTTCAATATAGCTCATCAAGACATTCGTCAACCACTCAATTAATCTCTCGCCAAGATCTTCCATCTGGCAACCAAGATCTTTAAGTAAATTGTTGAACCATTCTGTTACTGGAGTAAGAACATTGCCAGTCTCTTCTGGTGCTAGAGTTGATTTTACTAAGAGATCAACACCCTCTGATAGTTTAGTAGAAATCCAACCCTTCAATCTTGCTAAGAATTCCGTTACAACAGAGATTGCCTTATTGATGTAGGTTCTTCCTACTGCTATAGCATCATTTAACTCACCAGTTATCTTGCTAGTATAATATGTGCCAATATTGCCACCACTACTCTGAATATCAGCAAGCATTTGACCCAGAATTGAATTCATCTGGGTCTTTAAATCTACATCCTTACATTTTTGAGCAGTTTCTTGGCACCACTCTTCTTGCTTTAGTGCTTCGATCTTAGCAGATGGTGTAGGAGCGCGTTCTTCACCATCTCCTCTCTTCGTGCCATCTGGAAGAGCACCAGTTGTCTTTTCTGTCGTTTCTCCTGATGGATCTCCATCTTTTGTTGGACTTACCGCTAGATCACCAGATCCGTCTGGACCAGAAGTAAATGCTTCTGCATCTGGTTCTTTTGGATCTAATTTTGTTCCTGCCCCTGGAGTTGCTCCAATAGAACCCATAATAATGGGTTTCTGTCTTTCTTGATCTAGATAAAATCCAACCACCCAACAACCCTTAACAAGTTGTGGATGTCCGCCACCAATGTTACCAGGCATGAAAGGAACATTAACAGGCATCATTACTTGCGCCCATGGCAAATCAGGAGTATCAATGATCTCCCTGCTTTGGGGATGATCACCGATAATCCTTACTTTATATCTGTAACCACCCTTGTTGTTTTTTTCATCTTGAGCGGTTCCTTCAACTTGCCCGATCCACCAATTGAATCCGTCATTGCCAATTCTATTGGATGGAACTATTTGTGACAGTAATTGATCCATATCAATCAATCATCGTATACTAAGCACTCTGGCGCACTTGGATTGTTGTCGCAGTATAGTTCCAGAGATGAAGGATCATGATGATCTTCTGGATGACGCTCTGCGTATGCTTCTAATTCTTCCAGTTCGCCTTCGATATGACGACGGCGTTGAGGTGAGAGTTGAGGATTAGCAAGTTCCTCTTTATCTGCTTCAATATGTTGTTCGATACTATCCATGTTTAGTTACCTCCGTATACATTATTTAGTGCCATGATTTGACACCTTATCCTTCATTCCGTAGGAATCTCTCATTAAGCGAAGAGTTGTAGTAAATCTTCCATTTGTTCCAACGGTCGTGTCATATGTGTGAGTTACCTCTCTAATAAGGTATACTCCACTCGATTCTGTATCATAATTTTCATCTTTTGCCTCTTCATTTGGCAATTTACTCTGAAGTCTTATGTCAATTTTATCTCCTGCACAAATTTCAACGTTACCAGGAACCACTATAGTACATGATTGGTTTTTTAGCAACTGATATCTTGCGATTGCTTGTGCTGCGTAAAACTTTTGCCAATCAGCAGTAGATGTTGGATTTGTAGCATTGGGATCTTCTGGATCTGCAATTCCTGGTTCATTATAATATGTTTCATGGTCTAACATGAACGACATAATTTTTGTTGGATATTTTGACAAGTCAGAAATTTGATCCGTTGGAACTAGTGAAATTGATTGCTGACCACCCAAGTGTGCCATACTATCGTAAGAATCTTGTATGTTGTAAATATACTCTTCGTATTTTCCAGTGCTATGATTAAAGAATGCAATAAATGAAGAATATTTCCCAGTCCTCAATGATGTTAGCAAATCAAGTTCCGACTGAAATGTGGATGTGTAAATTGTGTATCTGTCATCCGATCCATCATCTTGATTAGCAATTTTCTCATAATATGGTCCCCAAGTAATATCTTCCAACTTACTGGATTTCAAACTACTCTCACTATCAGCACACATAGAATCAATAGCAAAGAAATTATATCCTCGTTTAGATTCCCAAAATAAAAATCCACCAGATCCTGTTATATTCTTTGCGTTATTTCCTCCTTTTTTATCAGTTGGTTCCGATCCACTTTCTTCTTTAGCATTTGGATCTTTCTTAGTCGCTTCTTCTTTATATTTTGCTTGAGGAGATACACTCTTAATTGCTAAAGTAGAAATAATGTCAAAGGGTCTTCCATTATTAGCAGAAAACTTTACTTCAAACAACGATGGTTCCGAATATACAGTTTTTGCAGATTTAATTGTATTGTTTAATAAGTCTTTAGTAATTGATTCTGGATTTCCCTCAAGTCTTCTCTGAACACGATTAACTTCATTTTCAAGTGCTTCTTGTGAGATTAGTCCAAGAGTATATGCTTGCTTTTGATTTTGTGCATATCGATTACCTACTTTCCAAACAACCATTGTATATGCAACTGCTTCTTCAGATGCATTAGTGAGAACTTCAATTTCTACTTTTTCAGCACCTTGAATTGGCAAACCTTGAAGCAAACCACCACTATCAACAACTTCCATTGTTGCTGATAAAAATGGAGCAAAGACACTCTCAACATAACTAAAAGTATTAATCAACTGTTTGATTTCTACAGGTTTACTACCACCTCTAGGATAAATCTTAACACTCTTAAGTTGAAAGTCTGTAAAAGATCCGAAGTCTGCCATGATATTATGAATTTAGAATTTTGGTTGCTTGGAATAGTTCAGTTCCAGTATCACTGGAACTAATACCTGCAGGAACTGCTGCAGCTTGATTACCAGACCCAGATCCAGAGGAAGATCCTTGTGATTGAACGACAGTGACTTGGGGTGCTGCTGGTGTAGCAGAAGCAACTGCATCTTCAGATGATTTAGCAGCAACAGTAGTTGCAGTGTCTGCTGATGCTGAAGATAGTTTATCAGCATCAGAAGTTCTTTTTGTTCCAGCCTCTATTAAAGACTGGACAACAGCAGCATTTTTACCACCAGAAGTATCTAGTTTTTGAGGAATTAAATTACCAGCGTGTTTGTAAATATCAAATCCATTCTCTGTTTTATATGCTTCATACATTCCACCATCATGCTGGAACATGAATTTATCATGTGCCTTAAGACCAAAATTTTGTTTAATATCTTGAGAAGATTGAACACCTGCGGGTGGTGTTTCTGGTGGTGTTTCTGGTGGTGTCTCTGGTGGATTTAAATCACCCATTCCGTTAGCATCACCAGCATTTGCTCTCCTTAGCATCTCTGCATACAATTGCATGGCACCAGATTCTGTAATATGACCATTTTCTACAGAAAGTCCTTGCCATCCTGCCATTGATCCCGCTTTTGCTAAAGAAGCAGAATCCATTGCTTTATTTGGATCAACACCAAGATTAATCAAATGCGCCAAAGCAAGTTTTTGTTGATTCTCAGGAGTAAATAAAGTCGTTTCTGGATCCATTCCCGCTTGCCTTACTCTTGCCATCATTGTTTTTGGATGGAATTGGAAAGCACCAGCAGCATGTGAATCTGCTCCATACGTAACTCTCCTACCACCAAATCTTTCTGGTAAATATCCCTCTCCAATAGAACTTCCATACGCCATATCATAAACTTCCTGCATTGTCATTTGTGTCAATTCAGGAACAACTTCACCACCAACTAGTGTGTTGTATCTATCCTTACCGCCTGCTTCTGTAGCATTAATTGCTGCTAACCACGCTTTTGCTTCTGGAGTGTCTCCAGCGAGTTTAGATACATCAATATTTCCACCTCCACCTCCACCTCCACCTCCGCTAGGAGTAGGATTTCTTCGGTTATCTCTTTGCCATGGCCATTTAAAATCCGTAAGTCCTTTGAAGATGTCTGGAAGAACAGACTTTAAACCATCCAAAAATTTATCCCATCCACTTTGCTTGTCATAATACTCAGAAAGACCTGCTGCAAGAACTCTAGAACTGTCTTTTTTATTTCTCTTTTGCGCTTCAAGAATTCCTTCACCAAACTGAAGGAAAGTTTTCTTTCCTCTACTTCCCTCTAGTGGGAATACACCTTCTTTTCCATCTTCACCGATAATCGCATTTGTAGCTGAATCAACAATACCACCATCTGCCATCATTGTCATATCTCTGGCAGCTAGAGCAGCATCAATACCAACCGATCCAGCAGTTCCAATACCAGGAACTGTAGATGCAGCACCAGATGCTAATTCTAGTCCAGCACCAACAAAGTCTCCCTGCATTGCTCTTTGAGCAGCAAAGATAGCGCCAAGACCCAATCCAACCAGTGGAATTTTCTTACCTAAACTCTTTGCAATTGCACTACCAGCAACTTTTCCTACTGATTTTGCTCCCAACTTAGCGCCCATTCTAGCACCAAGACCACCCATCATCTTACCACCAAGGGCAGCACCTAATCTAGTTCCAGTTCTTGCAGCACCTCTCTTGGTGGCAGATTTCATGATATTTTTGGCAAGAACTTTGCCACCGATGCCCATGCCAGGACCGCCACCTCGACCGCCACCACCCATGGCAGCACCACCTGCCAGTGCTAGACGTTCATACGCCAAATTACCAGATAAGTCGGCACCACCCTCCAGAGCACTCTCTTCAGCAGCAGATTTTGCATCCCTAGCTAGTTTTTCTGCTTGCTGCTGTTGAGCGGCAGCAATCATTTTTTGTTGATTAGTTTGCTCCTTTGTAGCAGCAACTAAACTCATCGTGACAAATGTTAGTCTGTCAATCGCTTGAACTACCTCGCCAGACCCACCACCCATACCATCGTCAATGGTATTGAGGCGTTTGA